TCAAGCTTTTCCAAAACAAGACCACCAATCGCACATGAAAACGCATTTAAGGTTTATGGGCACTACAGTTATTAGAAATAACCCAGCAGCTATGGGCATGTTGCAACAAAATTGTATGGAACACATACTTTTAATGGCAACTGAGCAAGTAGAAATGGAATTTGCACAGCAAAAACAACAAATGGAACAAATTATGCAACAAGTGCAGCCGTTAATTCAACAAGCACAGCAAAATCCACAAATGCAACAACAATTACAGCAAGATCCAAAGATGCAACAGATACAACAGCAAGAAACTAACTTACAAATGCAAATGGAAGCTAGAAAATCACAATTAATTGCAGAATTTAGCGATGACTTTGCAGAAGCAGAAAAAGAAGTCTTGAATCAAGTTGAAAATGATCCATTATTAAAGCTAAAAGACCGTGAACTAGACTTAAAAGCACGTGAAGAACAGGCTCGACAAGAAGAGGCTGAAGAAAAGATTAATCTAGAACGAGCTAAAATGATGCAATCAAAAGAACTAGCAGAAGACAAAATGGAACAAAATGACGAACACCAAAAACTTAGAGCTAGTGTATCACTAGCAAAAGATGGTATAAAGAATATGCAAGCAACAATTAAACAGAGCAGTTAAATGGTTAGTTATTCAGACGCACTAAAAATGATGCAAGGCGGTGAAGATCGCACTGGCTATGCTGACATGATCGACACCTTAGGTCAACCTGGTGATTTGTTAGCACAAAGACGTGCTGAAGCTGAACAACGACGCTCACTTATGGAACTACTTTCTTCACAAGGTGGCGATGAAATTATTGGTGGCGATATTACCGGTGGTAATGTTTTAGGTTCAATTGTTCCTGATGATACTGGTACTATTGAAACCATTTCTGATAATCAATTAATGTCTGGAAGTGTAACTAAGGACCCGTATGCTTTAAATTTAGATGACGAATATATTTATGAAGCAGATGCACAACAACAAGCATTTGATGATTTATCTAATTTTGTTAACCCTGATAATATAGAAACGGCACTACAAATTGGAGCGCTTGGAGTTCCTGGTATCATTGCAGGTCACGGAATGAATGCAATTAGAAACCCCATACCAGATTCTATGGACGCCGTTGATGATCCTGTTTATAGCGATGCTTTAGACAGTTCTGGTTTTTTTAACCAAGATTCACTTGATAGACAAAGACAAATTAATGATGCGTTTGAAAACGGTACAGAGTTTCCTTATTGGTATAATGAAATGGATCACGAAGGCTCTATAGCAGGTGAATATTTAGCAGACGGTGGCCGAGTAGGAATGCAACAAGGTGGTATGCCAGCACCTGCATTGCTAGGAGTTTCTAGTGGTAGTTTAGGTTTTGGCGGTGGTCAACAAAACATGGCAAATTTCCAAGATGCTATGTACCGACCTCCATTAAACCGACCACCAATGCGAGGGGACCCTGATTTTGTTTCAGGTCCTGGATTTGGTATGCAGCCTACACCAATGCCTTTTCCAGTTGGTCCTTTTAAACCTATGCCTTTTCAACCATCACCAATGCAAACAGCTGATTTTGATTTTGGTGATTATTTAGGTGGCGGCGATCCGTTTGCCGCGGACTATGATCCGTATGTCAACGCAACGGGGACCGGGGCTTATGATCAATACGGTATGGGCATGACCCAAGAAGATATAAATAAAGTTTTTGCTGACACCGATAAGTTTAGTTTAGCGGCACAAGAAGCTAAAAGAAAAGCGGAAGAAGAAGCTAAGAAAAAAACGGTACCAAAAGAGCGTGGTGGCCATGCTGGCGAAGGAGGAGGTCCTTCTGGAGGTGGTAGTAAGAGTTGTTTTGTTGAAGGTACTCCAGTTGAAATGGCTGATGGCACTACTAAAGAAATTACTAACATTAAAGTAGGCGACGAAACTAGAGGTGGAATTGTAGAAGTAACAATGCAATGTTTACCTGCAAGAATTTATAATTACAAAGATGTCTTAGTATCTGGATCACATTGGGTAATAGAAGACAATCAATTTGTGGCAGTAGAAGATAGTAAACACGGTGTACTTACTGATAGAATTGAACCAGTTTATACACTTAAAACTTCTAAAAATAGAATATGGATTTATGGTATAGAATTTGGTGACTTTGAAACAGGTAGTGATGAAGACTGGGAGCCACATTTTGAGGCTGTTAGACAAAAACTTAATAAACAATTAGATGAAAAAACGCACTAGTCAAAATAATAAAAAAGTAATATAATTCAAAAAACTAAAAAAGGAGATCTAAATGATTGAATCTTTAAAAACAAAAGTTATAGGCAAATGGACTGCACTAAGCGTTAAGAAAAAAGTTATCGCTGGCGTTGTAGTTGCTGTAATCATAATCGCAATATTTTCATAACATAAATGTGGTTATCACTTTTACCAACAGTATTAAAAACTGGTTCAGCTATATTTGCTAATAAGCAAAAAGCTAAGATACTTATGTCTGATGCTGCTTTACTGCATGCCCAAAAAATGGCCAGTGGTGAAGTTGAGTATCAGGCGCAAGTACGGCAATCAAACGACAAGGGATGGAAAGACGAGTTCGTGCTTTTGCTTGTGAGCGCCCCTGTGGTTTTATTGATTTGGTCGGTGTTTTCAGATGATCCAAACATACAAGAGAAGTTAGATATCTTTTTTGACAAGTTTAGTAATTTGCCTTTTTGGTACCAGAGCCTATTTATCGGTGTCGTCGCTAGTATATACGGATTGAAGGGCGCAGATATATTTAAGAAGAAGTGAAACCAGTTGATTTTCATGATTACTGGGAGCACCAAAATAAACTATTAGAACTTTCATATAAAGAATCTATTAGACAGCGGGAGGAAAGAAGATGCAAGAACAAGACAAGTGTGCCTGTCACACAAAAGAAAAAGAACAATCGGGGGAATGTTGTAAACAAGAAAAGCCCAATGCTCTAGATGAGTTTTGGACTTCACTAGGAGAACCTGATAAATGCAAGAAACCGTAGATCCAGTAAACGTCGTATATAAAGTACAAAAACTACTTAATGAACTTATGGAAAGCAACGCCCAAGTATTACTTGGTGGTGGTGTTGACAATATGGAGAAATATAACTATATTCTAGGCAAGATTCACATAGTGGATCAAATTAAACAGGAAATCTCTAACCTGCTAAACCCAAAGGAGCCAGAACCAGATGATGACAAAGTCACACGCATTAGAAGATAAATACAAAGAAGAAGCTACACAAGCTAAAGAAGAAACTCAAGAAACAAGTTTAGAAAAGTTACCGACCCCGACTGGGTGGCGTATACTTGTTATGCCGTTTAAAGTTAAAGAAGAAACTAAAGGCGGAATTATTATTGCACAAGAAACATTAGACCGAGCACGAGTATCAACGCAAGTTGGTTATGTGTTAAAGATGGGTGATCTTTGTTATGAAGACAAAGAAAAATATCCTACCGGTCCGTGGTGCGCGGAGAAACAATGGGTGATATTTGCACGGTATGCAGGATCACGAATGGAGATTGATGGTGGCGAGATAAGAATGTTAAACGATGACGAGATATTAGGGACGATAGATAACCCGGAAGATATCTTGCACGCAATGTAAATCATAGGAGGATATACTATGCAAGACGAAGACAAAACAATAGACGTTGGCGAAGCTAACGAAGAAGCACAAGAGATTGATCTTGATGCAACGACACCAGAACAATCATTAGAGGAACAAATAGATGTCGAACAAATTAGTGAAGACGATAGTAAGCCCGCAGACACAGCTACGGAACCTGATGTCAGCAAGGATGTTCAAAAAGATGAACTTGGTGAATACTCAGAAGGCGTCCAAAAAAGAATAGCAAAGCTGACACGTAAAATGCGTGAAGCCGAAAGACAAAAAGAAGAAGCTATTTCTTATGCCCAAGCTATTAATGAGCAAGCTACTAAATTAAAACAAGGTTATGAATCTTTAGATAAAAGACATTCTAGTGAACTAGAACAAAAAATAGTTACCGGTATGGCCGCAGCTAAGTCTAAATATAAAGAAGCTATTGACGCTGGTGACATTGACGGTCAGGTTGATGCGCAAAGAGCCATTGCCCAATTATCTATGGAAGAAGCTAGATTAGGTAATATTAAAGCAACGCAAGAACAGCGCATGGCAAGAGCACAAGCTGCTCCTGAACAACCAGTAGCTAACAATCAAATGGCGCAAGGAATGCCTACAACCCAAGAATTGTATCAAGCGGCACAAGAAATTGACCCACAAGCGCAAGACTGGTCCGCAAAAAACACTTGGTTTGGCACCGATAATGCCATGACTTACACCGCTTTTGATATACATCAGAAACTTGTTGAGGATGAAGGTTTTGATCCTACAACCAAAGAATACTATACTGAGGTAGACAAAAGAATAAGGGTTGCATTTCCACATAAATTTGGTAATGTAGAAGAATCTACAACATCTGCACCAGTGCAGAATGTAGCAAGTGCCCGACGTCCGGCCACTAAGGGACGCAGAAAAACTGTGAAACTCACACCATCACAGGTAGCAATTTCTAAAAGATTAGGTGTGCCACTCGAAGAGTATGCGAAACAATTAGCCGCGAAGGAGGTATAAGCATATGACTAAAAAAGAAACAGGAACTACTGTTAAAACTTCCCGCGTGAGCGAAACTAGGGTTAATAATGAAAAACCTAAAGTTTGGGCTCCCCCATCTTCTCTGGATGCACCACCTGCGCCAGATGGTTTTAGACATAGGTGGATACGTGCTGAGACACAAGGCTTTGATGATTCAAAGAACATGTCCGGTAAAATAAGATCTGGTTGGGAATTGGTGAGAGCCGATGAATATCCAGGATCCGTGTATCCAACACATGACAAAGGCCAATATGCAGGAGTGATCGGGGTCGGTGGCCTATTGCTGGCTAGGATACCAGAAGAACTCGCAAAGTCACGTGAGGCTTACTTTAATCAAGTAAACAACGATCGTAATGAGGCTTTAGAAAACGATGTTTTGAAGGAACAGCACCCAAGCATGCCAATCAATCAAGAACGGCAGGCACGTGTAACCTTTGGTGGTACAAAGAAAGACTAATTTTTTAGTAATTCCTATCCACCGTAACAACAACTAACCTTTTAAGGAGGATAACAATATGGCTAATAAAGATGCCGCATTTGGTATGAGACCTGTAGGAACGTTGAGCGGTCAAAACAACATGATGACTAATGAGTACTTTATAGTAGACAACGAAGCGTCTTCTATGTACCAAGGTGACCCAGTAATTCAACAAGCTAGTAACACTGGCTTTATTGATATTGGTGCAACTGGTAGTGAAAGTAATCTTGGTGTGTTAAATGGTGTATTAATCGACTCACATCCTTCAACGAAAAAACCAACTTTCCAGAACTTTTATGAACAAACGAACATAACTTCTGGATCAATAAGAGCTTTTGTATACGATGATCCGTATATGAAGTTTGAAATACAAGGGGATACTGGAACAAATTCTGATGTTACAGATCGTCATGAAGTAGCTGACTATGTAAATATGGGAACTACAGTAGGTAATGGTATATCTGCTGCAGAACTTGATATGAGCGATTTAGCTGCAACTGATGGTTCGTTAAAAATCGTTGGATTTTCTACAGACCCTGAAAACAATGAACTTGGAGCTGCGCACATGAATTACATAGTAATTTTCAATGAGCATAACTTCAAAAAAGAACTATAATAGCAGGAGGATTATAATATGGCTATATCAAGACAACAGCTCGCTAAAGAGCTTGAGCCAGGTCTGAATGCATTATTTGGACTTGAGTACAAAAACTACGAGAATCAACACACGGAGATTTTCGACACTGAAACAAGTGACAGAGCTTTTGAAGAAGAAGTAATGTTAACTGGTTTCGCAAACGCGTCAGTTAAAGCTGAAGGTTCTGCAGTATCTTTCGATAGCGCAAACGAGTCTTTCACTTCACGTTACACTCACGAGACAATTGCTCTCGCTTTTTCTATCACAGAAGAAGCTATTGAGGATAACCTGTATGATAGTATCGCTAAACGTTATACGAAAGCACTAGCAAGATCTATGGCTAACACTAAGCAAATTAAAGCGGCGAGTGTATTAAACAATGCATTCAACTCTGATTTTGCTGGTGGTGACAGTAAAGAGCTTTGCGCGGATGACCACCCAACACAAGCGGGTACATTCAAGAATGAGCTTAGCACTTCAGCAGACCTTAACGAAACATCACTAGAGCAAGCAATGATTGACATTGCTGCTTTCACTGATGAGCGTGGTTTGAAAATTGCAGCAAGAGGAGTAAAAATGATTATTCCTTCTGAGCTACAATTTACAGCTGAGAGACTGATGAAAACAGCTAACCGTACTGGTACTGCTGATAATGACATCAATGCGATTGTATCTAAAGGTATGATCTCTGGTGGTTATGTAGTGAACAACTACCTAACTGACACTGATGCATTTTTCATCAAGACTGATGTTCCTAACGGATTAAAGATGTTCCAAAGAGCAGCTTTAAAAACTGCTATGGAAGGCGACTTCGATACAGGAAACGTTAGATACAAAGCGAGAGAAAGATACAGCTTCGGCTTCTCTGACCCTCGTGGAATCTTCGGATCTCCAGGCGCTTAATCACTAGATTAAGACTAAGATATTAAGGGGCCTTCGGGCCCCTTTTTATTTGCATAAACACATTTAAAAGCGTATAATTCACCCACTGCATAATTAAAATTAGTTAGTATAGACTCATGCAGTAGATTTTCTCAGGACTATATTAACGGAAAACGGAGACAAAATATGGGTAATACAACTTATTCGGGTCCTTTAAGATCTGAAAGCACAATTAAAACTGTCAGTAAAAATGCATCTACGGGAGCAATTACTGAAATTATGACTATGGGTGATGCACCTGTTGCACTAGCGGATGAGAACAAAACTCTTGATGCTGCAACACACAGTGGTAGAACACTTGTAGTTCCTGCACTAGCAGCTAATAGAACTATAACTTTACCGGCACCAGTTGCGGGTCAAAGCTATAAACTTATTTATGGTGGCGCAGCAGAAGAAGCAGAGAACCTAATTCTATTAACACCAGGAAATAGTAATTTCTTTTTAGGTGGTATCGTACATTTAGATTCTAATGCTGATAACGTATCTGTTTATTCTAACGGAAGCTCTAACTCCAGCTTAACTCTTACAGACTTTGGTGTGTTTGAGATTAACGTTGTAGCTAAAGATAGTACTAATTACTATATTTGGGGTTACCAAGAAGGTGCAGACGTACCTGCAT